CCTGATCTATCTGATATTGCTTGTGATCTTTTACCTGTTGCCCATTTAGCCATAATTATATTCCATTAGGGTAAAAAGATTGAGGTGTAATATATGTTGAAGCTCTTTGACCATCTTCATCTAATGCTCTTTTGAGTTGATCTTCATAAATTAATTTATTTTGTTGTACAAGTGTTGGTGCGTTCTTCATTGCTAAATAATAAGCAAGTCCTGCAACCATACAAGGTAAAAATCTAAATACCACATCAGCATCATTTGTATATGCTCCTGCATCTTGTATTCTTTTGATTACATAATATTTTAAAACAGTGTAGGTATTTAAATTAGGTGCTTGGTATAAATATATCTTAGGAATTTCTTGTCTATCTACATAGTATTGTGACGGTTGCCCTAAAGCTAATTTGTTTGGTAAAGCAGCATAAGCTGATCTATCAATTTTTGTTAATGATACATCTTGTGTGTTAACTGTATTTGCACCTGCTGCAGTTGTAGATACAAAAGCCTCAAGAACATCGCTTACCGCTGCATCTACAGCGTATTCAGCTTGCCCCGAAACTAAAGCGTTTTCATGTAATGATACTTTCCAAAGGTGAATTCCTCTGTTCGCCCATTCAGCAAATAATAAATTAAGACTTGTTCTAGCTGATCTAAGACTATGACCACTTGTTGTAGTCATTCCACATCTCTCATACGCCTCTTGTATGATTTCTTCTATTGATAAATCAAATGCTGTAGTTCCCGATGTTGCCATATTTGTCTCCTTAGACCTTTATTGTATCATTAATTTGGTCTTTTTTAAAGAACATGGATAATGTAAACCTATAATTAGGTCCTATAATAGACTGAGGTCTCAATGCATGAGGAATGGCTCCGTCAAAACATACAATTTTTCTTGATTTATATTTACTTGTGTAAATTATCTCATCATCGTTAGAATAAAACAAAGTTTCTCCTGCATACTCATCCTTCCAAAGTAAATTAACATAATAAAGAGCAACTAATGTATCTGGGTGTGTATGGGTGTAATGAACATCGGAGGGTTTTGATAAATTTATTACAGCTTTTGTAAAATTAGTTTGGCTAAAAATGTTAAATTTTGTTGTTGCAGTAAAATCTAAAAGTGCTTTCATTAATCCCAAATCATTTAAATCTTTCAAACTTACATTACTATGAAGACTTGGGTATTGTCTTGCGCTTAAGTCGGGTAAATCTTCCCACCCTATTCTATAATTAGAGTTGTAAGCAAAATTATAAATAGTTTCTGCGTGTGATTGAGATAAAAAATTATCTTTTTTTATTAACACCTTCGTCCCAATTTTTAAAATTTACAGAATTCCATTGCCCATATCTTACTTGTGTATTCAATGGGTCGTCTCGATCTCTTAAATCTACATAAGATTTTTCTCTAGATCTTTTTAAAAAATCAAAAAACAAAGGATCTTCTATTTTGTATTTAGAGCTTTCTTGCCAAAAAGGTGTATTAAAGGTAGATCCTGTTATGTAATGCCAGTTAATAAAATTTTGTATTTGTAAAATGTACTGTTTGTATCTTCTATGTGTTTCTTCTTTTGATTTTTTAAAAAACATAAAATCGTAAGCGCATCTTGCCCAATAAAGATAAGCCTGAACTGCCGTAGCTTCTAGGGGTTCCAAAAAAAATAGTCTGTTACCAGAAAAAACAACATTATCTTTTATCATTTCTTTTTTAATATAGTTTTTAAATTCTTGATATTTTATTTCTTCAAGGTTCACTTTGTTTTCTTCAAGTTTAAAAGTTTCGTTAAAGTTATTTATAGCTTGTTTTTTTGTAGTTAAATTTTTATTAAATAAATATCCATATGATGTAGTACCTTCAACATTTGGAATAACAAAAGTCCATCCGTTGGGAGTAGCCACTGATCTAGTCCAATTTTGATTTAAATCTCTATGGTTTACTCTAACTAACAAAACAGCATTTACTGGACTATCGAGCACATCATATTCTTCGTAATTGTTTATTTTTTTTCCTCTGCAGTCAAAAACCCATGTTGAATCGATATTAGAAATATCTTTTACATCTTGTTTTTTTACAGAAAACAAATCTGAGGTAAGTATCGCATCTTGTATTTTGAAGGGCTCGTAATGAACCGAGGTACTATTATACGTAAAAGGATGAAAAATTTTTTCATTCACTTTACCAAAACCTTCATAAAGTATTCCAAGTTTTAAGGTAGCTTTAGGTTGGTTATGATATTGACATATGTTTAGTGCTTGACCCATCAAGTCTGTAGCTTCAAGTTGAGTTCCTTGTCCTACAAATTCAGTAGGAATATTTGGATCATAAATTAATTCAATTTCGATATCTTTATTTTTTCTAAGATAATATCCATAATGTAAGGCAGTAAAACATCCTGCATTACCTCTTCCAACAATAGTTATTTTAGTTTTTTTCATTTATAGTCCTTAAAAAAATTACAATGGTTAATCTTTCTATATCATTTAGACCAGTAGCACCATGTGATTTATTACCATCATAACATACTAAAGTATTATAGACGTTAGATATTTTAACACCTAAATTACCTTCATCGTCTAAAATTGAAGTTCCAATATTTTCATCATTTATACCTTTGGTCAAATATATTAAACCTGCAATGTCTGTGTAATCTTTATGAAATCTAGTATTTTTTTTATTATGGTTTTCGTAATCAGATAATTTAATTTTATGAAATTGAATAATTGTATTAAAAACTTCTAAATTATCATGTCCATAATACAATTTAACAATTTTACTTATAATATAATTATTTAAGTTAGGTAGTATATCGCATAAATTTTTTGATCTTACTCCAGGCCAGTCTGCAGTAGGTCCTGGAGATAGCCATTCGATTTTTTTTGTAAGTTTAACAATTTCATCTGGCTTTTCAAAAAAATTTTCTTTGACTATTGTTGGTTTCACTTTATGCTTTTTTAATTTTAGGCTTCTTGCTTTCGTATTTTTTTTTAATCTGAACTCTTTTATTTTTTTGACCCCTAGCACCTCTAAGCTTACCATCTACCTGAGCAGATATTTGTCCTCGTCCTATTGCCATTACACTAAATCTTTAGCCTTTCCTATTATTGGTTTGTATTTTGTTTTACCTTCAAATTTAAATACATGCATAAATTGTCTCCTAGGTTGGAAAGGTATCCAACTTGCGTGGATCCATCCTGAGTTGGGCTCACCAGGAGTATAGTACTCCAAAAGCAATTGATCTGTTTCACAGTTCATATGGACCCAATCAGCTACTTCAGCATTGTCAACACCTATACATTCGAAGTCAACCGCCTCAGCTTTTGCATGTTGAGATTTTTCTGAGCTACCGATGGCTCGGCAAAGCTCAATATTACGGAACCCTGATGTGACTTTAACTCTACCAAAGTGATCTCTTACAGGTTGTAATACGTTTTCACATAGTGCTTTTAGTTTTTCTATTTGATCTGAGTTAGGATTGTTATCAATACCCAAACGTATAGCTGTGTCTGATTTAATTAATTCTTGGAGAGTAAAGTTTTGAGAAAGGTTCATAATTAATTTATTTTTTTTTAATTGCTCCTACTAAAATTTTTTTGTTAAAACTTTTTTTGCCTTTATGTTTAAGTTTTGAATCAAATAAAACAAGTAAACCTTTTTCAGGACTAAATATAAAATTTTCAAAAACAGTATCGCCTATGGCATCATTTAAATACAATATAAAACTCCATTCTTCTGTTTCTTGGTGGTTGTGTTCTTTTTGAAAACCTTTTTCAAAGTACTCAATATAATGCATATGAAATATATCTTTGTGTAAATTATTATAATTTATAATTCTTTTTTTTAAATCTTTATTAAATAAATGTTCAATGTTATTGCTTTGAAACCCATTTACAGTAGAAGTATTGTGTGACTGATCCTCAAAGTTAGTTTTATGTTTATTAATAATATCATTGATATCCGACATTGTTTTATTTTCTAATTTGTAAGCTAACATTAAAAAATTTTTCCTTATATTTATTATTCTTCTATGATTTTTTTGATGGCTTTAGATCCGTCGATATTTTCTTCAAGTTCAACTTTTACTTTTCCACATTTATACTGAATGTTATCATTTGCTGTACGTTCTGCAACCCTCTTTCCTTTCAAACAATCTGACATTGCAGGCTGTATTCTATGCTCTGTAAGAACACCTCCTATAAACATACAAAGTGCGACTACGCTACTGATGACCGTTTCCATTTGCTCTTACCTTATCTTTTAATTGTTCAACATCTTCCAATGCTTTATCTAGTTGTGTTTTTAAAAATTCTATATTAACTTTGTTTGTCATATTCATTTCTTGAGTAGACTGTAATTTCTCAACGGTCTTGTACAAATCCTCCAATAAAAAATGTTGCTCCTGATCCGTAGGAACT